ATCTATGAGCCGGGCAAGAAGTTTGACAGTGTCCTCATTCTGAACGGTCCGCAGGGTGTGGGTAAAAGCACCTTCTTTTCAAAACTTGCCGGTGACTGGTTCTCCGACTCCCTTACCCTTACCGATATGAAGGACAAGTCCGGTGCGGAAAAACTGCAGGGTTACTGGATACTTGAACTTTCCGAACTAAACGGCATGAAGAAGGCCGATGTGGAAACGGTGAAATCTTTCATCACCCGCCAGGACGATAAGTACAGAGCATCTTACGGAGTCAATGTGGAGAGTCACCTCCGGCAGAGCATTATAGTAGGTTCTACAAATGCCGAGAGCGGATTTCTCCGTGATATTACCGGCAACCGTCGTTTCTGGCCCGTGCGTATCAATGGTGAGGCACAGAAAAAGCCGTGGGAACTGGATGAGGATACCGTCAAACAGATCTGGGCGGAGGCTCTTACAATCTACCGTCGCGGTGAGATCCTGTACCTCCGTGGAGACGAAGCTGAAGAAGCTGTTTATGAGCAGGCTGCAGCCATGGAGTCAGATGACCGCGAAGGCATCGTCCGCAACTACCTGGACACCCTTCTTCCGGAAGAGTGGGATTCCATGTCCCTTTACGAAAGAAGATACTTTCTGACCGGTTCCGAGTTCGGCGGTGAAACACACAAAGGAACTGTCAGGCGCGAGACTGTCAGCAACATCGAGATTTGGTGCGAATGCTTCGGAAAGGACGCATCGGCTATCAAACCCGCCGACTCCTATGCGATCGCATCCATTGTCAAGAAGATCGAAGGTTGGGACAGGGATAGGGACAACGGACGAGTACGTCTTGCCATCTACGGACAACAGCGTGTGTACCGCAGGACAAAATGACAGGTTGTCCGTGAAGCCGTCTCACGATTGTCCCCCGGCGGATGCCTTGTAAATAGGCAGTTTTCCTTGGTGCTTGGGACAGGGTGACAACTTTTATCTATTAAGTATGTGAATAAAAAACAAAGCCAAATTGCGCACGCATCTGTGTATGTACGCGCGTATAGGGAAATTTTCAAGGTTGTCAGCAGCTTGTCCCAAGCAATTAAAAATGACGGAGTGCAAAATAATGAATGAAAAGATACTGGAACGAAAACTGGTGAGTGCCGTAAGAAAGATGGGCGGTTTCTGCATAAAGTTTGTATCACCCGGTTTAGATGGGGTGCCTGACAGAATCATTCTTCTTCCCGGCGGTCACATCGGTTTCGCTGAAATAAAAACAACAGGACTTAAACCCCGGCCGCTCCAGATGAGACGAAAAAGGCAGTTTGAGAAGCTTGGCTTTTCCGTTTTCATCCTGGACAGACCGGAACAGATCGGAGGAATCATTGATGAAATACAATCCTCATAAATATCAGTCCTATGCGACTGACTTCATAATAAAAAAACCCATAGCGGCGGTATTCCTTGAAATGGGACTCGGAAAGAGTGTCATTTCTCTAACCGCAATCAAGAGTCTTCTTGAATCGGAAACCGTCTGCAAGGTGCTGGTCATTGCACCTCTGCGTGTGGCAAGGGACACCTGGCCAATGGAAATAACGAAATGGGATCACTTAAAGGGCATCGGCTATGCTGTTGCTGTTGGAACAGAGGCTGAAAGAAAAGCAGCAATACTCCGCAATGAACCGGTCACCATTATCAACCGCGAGAATGTGGACTGGCTCATCAACAAGTCCGGGCTTCCCTTTGACTTCGACATGGTGGTCATAGATGAACTGTCCTCATTTAAATCCTACGGAGCAAAAAGGTTCAAGGCACTCATCAAAGTAAGACCCTTCATCAAAAGAATCGTGGGACTTACCGGTACGCCTTCTTCAAACGGATTGATGGATTTATGGGCGGAGTTCAGGATCCTGGATTTCGGTAAAAGGCTCGGCAGATACATAACCCGCTACCGCCTTTCGTATTTCGAGCCGGACAAACGCAACGCACAGATGGTGTTCAGCTACAAGCCTCTCCCCGGAGCGGAGGATGCGATATATGAAAAGATATCCGACATCACCATCTCCATGAAGAGTGTGGACTACCTGGATATGCCTGAATGCATCATAAACGAAGTACCGGTCTTCATGAGTCCGGCGGAGCAAAGTGTCTATGATGACTTCCGTGAGGATATGGTCATAAAACTTAAGAACGAGGAAATAGATGCCGCCAATGCTGCTGTACTTTCAGGCAAACTTCTCCAGATGGCAAACGGTGCCGTGTATGACGAAACCGGCCATGCTCATCTTATCCATGACAGAAAATTGGATGCTTTGGAGGATATGATTGAGGGCGCAAACGGAAAGCCGGTTCTCGTTGCCTACTGGTTCAAGCACGACCTCGTCCGTATCGAACAGAGGCTGAAGAAAATGAAGATTCCGTACGCAAAGCTTGACTCCTCCTCCAGCATTGAAAAATGGAACAGCGGCGATATTCCCGTGCTGCTTGCTCATCCCGCCAGTGCAGGTCATGGATTAAATCTCCAGGCAGGCGGTTCAACACTTGTATGGTTTGGGCTGACCTGGAGTCTTGAACTGTATCAGCAGATGAACGCAAGGCTGTGGAGACAGGGTCAGAGCGAGACAGTTGTCCTTCACCACATCATCTGCAGGGGAAGCATTGATGAGGATGTTATGGATGCCCTCAATCGAAAGGAAAAGACGCAGTCCGCATTGATCGATGCCGTAAAAGTAAATCTGAGGGCAAGAAAATGACCGGCCCCTGTGAGAACCTCGCAAACGCAATCGTGATGCAGGCGGTAAAAGATTACCGGCAGGCCCGGCATAAGCTTCACAAGCGTCCAAAGAATGCTGAGGCGAAAGCTATGATTGAAGACTGCGAAGGTTTCTTTCTCTCGGAGTGGTTTGAAACCCTTACCAATGTGGACGGCAAAATGATACTCAAGAAATTGAAACAGGAGGATGACAGATGACGGCAAGAGAATATCTGCACCAGGCTTACCGCCTTGACCATAAGATAAACAGCGACATCGAGGAGCTGCAGAGATTGCGTGAGATGTCCTGCTCCATCTCATCTCCGCAGTTTGGGGACAGAGTCCAGACTTCAAGAAATACGGAAGCACCTTTCGTGAAGTGTATTTACAAGATTCAAGAGATGGAAGAAAAGATTAACGCGGAGATCGACCTCTTCGTGGATCTGAAAAAGGAAATCCGCACGGTCATTGAAAAGGTAGAGAACACGGATGAGCAGATGGTGCTTCGCTACAGATACATTCATAACATGACCTGGGAGGAGATCGGTGACGAACTCAATGCTGACAAGTCCACGGTCAGGAGATGGCACGGTTCGGCTCTCTCTCATGTAACTTTACCGGAAAATCCGATAAAGATTCAATGTTGAACAGCTTTAAGCGCTTTTGAGCAGAGATAAGCACCCACAACTTTTGTTATAGTATAATCAGCGGAAAGCAGAATCAAGCGAGCCTTCGGGGAGCAATCCCTGAGGGCTTTTCTTATGCCCAAAGAAAGGAGGACAAAGGTGCCGAAGAAACCAAAGCATCCCTGTGCCTACCCCGGATGTGCAAGGCTGACTGATAAAAGATACTGCGAAGAGCACGAGAAACTTACGGCAAAGCAGTACGAACGCTACGGCAGAGATCCTGGCACAAGAAACCGGTACGGCAGAGCATGGAAACGCATCCGTGACTCCTATGCCAAAGAGCATCCTCTGTGTGAGGAGTGCCTTAAGAACGGACGGTTTGTTCCCATAAAGCAGGTTCATCACATCAAACCCCTGGCTGAAGGCGGTGACCACTCAAGGAGCAATCTCATATCACTATGTACTTCGTGCCACTCCCGCATCCATGCGGAGCGAGGTGACCGATGGCATAACCATCGGCAGAGTGAATCGAAGGACTGACCCGCAGGGGGTGGTCAAATCTCTGCGTAGTCGTTGCCGGTCAACGGTGCCGGGGGCACGTGTGCAAAAAAGGCATATTCAGAAGGGTAATTTAGGTCCCGGTAATGAAACGACTGAGAAAGGCGGTGAGAAAGTGCCGACAAAATCGAATAACACGGGCGGACGCGGAGGCAAAAGACCGGGTGCAGGCCGTAAGCCGAAAGGTGTAGCAGAAAAGGCAGCGAACGGCAACCCCGGAGGCAGAAAGCTCACCGTACTGGATATCCCAGAAGTGGAAGGTATGGAAATGCCGAAGCCCGATGAGATACTGTCCGCCAAGCAGAAGGACGGTACGACCTTAAAGGCTGCCGAGATTTATGAAAGAGTGTGGAAATGGCTCGACAGGATAAAAGCCACAGCCTATGTCTCTCCACAGATGATTGAGCAGTATGCCATGTGCAAAGCGAGATGGCTGCAGTGCGAAGAAATGACGAATGAACTCGGTTTTCTTTCCCGCCATCCGACCACAAACAAGCCTATAACCTCACCATTCATAAATATCGGAATCAACTACTTAAACCAGGCAACCCGTCAATGGGATGCCATCATGCAGACCATCAAGGAGAATTGTTCCGTAGACTTTTCCGGAGCAAACCCAAACGATGATCTGGAGAAAATTCTTCATCAGAGAAAGGGTTTTTAACTATGTACGAAAAAGTGAATCCGAGCCATCCGGACAAGGTGGCGGATAGAATAGCCGGGGCTGTAATAGACCTCTGCTATCAGAAAAATGAGAATCCAAAGGCTGCCGTCGAGGTGCTTATCGGTCACGGAGTGTGCCACATTATCTGCGAAACTTCCGAAACTCTGAACCCGGACGATGTCCGTAACGCGGTTCAAAGAATTGCTGGTGTTGTTGAAGTTAA